AGAATCAACAGAGTGTGAGTGTTACCAATGGCACAATTCGTTTGATGTATTATGAGAGTATTCTTCAGGATACTATTCGAGCAACAGTAACTTTTGCTGATACTGGTAATACAATTAATGATAAGAGTGCTTTGGAAGGATTGCCAATCGTTGGGCAAGAAAAAGTACAAATTAAATTTAAAGATAATAATGAAGAAACTTTAGATTTGGTTTTATATGTCAATAAAGTAACTCCACTTTCTGATGACACAACTAAATCTATGGTTCAACTTGATTTGGTTTCGAAAGAATATATTTTAAACGAGAAAATAAGATTGAATACTAGATTCGATGGAAAGATCTCAAGTCATATTCGAACAATCTTAACAGATCAAAATTATCTTGCAACTCAAAAAAACTTAGATATTGAAGAGACTTCTAATACATATAATTTCATTGGTAATAATAAGAAACCATATTATGCAATGAACTGGTTATCTAAAAAAGCAGTTCCAAATTTTGCTGAAGCAAAAGGAAATACTGCTGGATATTTTTTCTATGAAACTTCAGAAGGATTTCGATTTAAATCTATAGATTCTTTATTAAGTCAAGAGAAGAAAAAATCTATTATCTTCAACCAAACACCAGATTCTGGGGGGGATAATACTCCTTCAGGTTATGATCTAAAAGCACTTGATTATTCAAAAGATAATCGTGTCGATGTTCAAGAGAAACTGCAGATTGGTGCTTTCTCTACACGCACTGTTTTATTTGATCCATTCAATTGTTACTATGAAGTTCTTACTCCCAATGCAAAAGAAAAAGAGAAGTCTCTTAAACTTGGAGGAAAAGAACTTCCAGTGTTAAATCCAGAGTTTAATCAAACAGGGCAGAATAAAGACTTCTCAAGGACAACCTATTATCTCTTGGATAAAGGAACTCTTCCTAGTGGAAACACTCAGCAGCAAATTGAAAAATCAAAAGAAGAAAACTTTGAACCTAAAAATATTTTAAACCAATCTATTATGAGATATAATCAACTGTTTTCATTAAAAAGTACAGTTACAATACCTGGAGACTTCTCTCTTCATGCTGGGGACGTTGTTTATTGTGATGCTAAGCAGCTTGCCAAGAACGATGAAGAGATTAATAGGGAATATGGCGGTCTATATATTATAGCAGATTTATGTCATTACATTTCTACAAAAGAAACTTATACTAAACTCAATTTAGTTAGAGATTCTATTGGAAGAACTGGTAATCACACCTCAATAAATATTCCACTATGACAGACAGAACTCTTCAACAACATATTAGTGATGACCGCAATGAAATTGATAACCCCAATACAAGTGGCCAACGCAGACGCCATTTGGAGGACGAGTTAGATTCTTTGGAAAAATATCAAGTAAGTCACCCTGATGAAGACCACGACCCAACTCCTTTAGAATTGTATTGTGATACACATCCAGATTCCCTTGAATGTAGAATATATGAGGACTAATAATTAATGGAAGGTGGATCTTTATTTAATTCGGGTTTTCTAGGAGCAAGTTTTAACTGGTGGATTGGACAAATCGTCAGTGACTCTACTTGGCGCGATAATATAATTCCGGGAAAATTTGATAATAAGGATTCTATTCCTGGTTGGGGTAGAAGGTATAAAGTAAGAATTATTGGTCTTCATGATCAGGGGGAGACTGAGATTCCTTCTGATCAACTTCCTTGGGCACAGTTGATGTATCCTGTGACAGCTGGAGGTGGTCAAGCAGCAGCATCACAAACATCAAATCTCCGTCAGGGAATGATGGTGTTTGGTTTCTTTTTGGATGGTCAGGAGCAACAAGTCCCCGTCATTATGGGTGTTCTTGGAAATAATGCTCAAACTTCACTATCAACAAAAATTGGTGATAACAAGGTTACAAATACTCAACCAGGAAGTCTTGCAACTAGTGGGTTTGCTGAACCTGCTGATGGTAACAAAGATCCATATATTAAAGTTCCTGATGAAGCACTTGTTATTAATAAACCAAAAGATCCAGAACAATCTAAGGAATGTGCTCCTACACCTTCAGGAGTTGCAGTCAATAAGTTTGGATTAAGATCTGATCAACCACTTTCTAAAGCACAATTCCAAGATCAACAAAGTGCAAGAGCAGAAGCAGAGGCAAGGGGTCTGACTGGTCTTGCGAGAGATGAATTTATTCAGCGAGCAGTTGCAACAGGAATTAAAAATCGTTGTGAGCAAGCAAATTCTCCATCTTCTCCTTCAAGACCAGGAGCAACTAGAGAGAATGCCGATGCAGTTCATGAACAAAGTATTGCAGATGCAAAACGACTTGATTTATATTTAAATAAAACTGTAGTAATGAGTCCATGTGATATGCCAGGATCTGCAATGAAGGCAATGCAGACTGAAATTGATAATTTAACCAGGCAAATTGATAAAATTCTCCAATCTGCATTAAGTTATGTTGATGCTGCTTCTCAGATTTTGAGTGATATTCAAGCATTAGTTTCAAATTTTGCATGTACTATTGCAAAATACATGAAAATTATTTTTGATAAAATTTTTGAATATGTAATGAAACAAATCAATAAAGCATTGTCGAAAACTGTTGACAAAATGTTCCCCAATCAAAGATATCTGTATTATGATGTTAGAGAAAGAATCACTGAACTGATTAGATGTCTTTATAGCAAAATTACTGGGAATTTATGTGGACAAATTGAAGGATTTTTACTTGATATTTTAGATACTCAAAATCCATCACCTTCTAACGGTGCTCCTTATGTGCCAATTTGTGCAGTAGAAGACTTAACTGGAAGTATAATTGCGGCAAATATGGATGATATGAATAATACTGTTGATGATGTTTTAAATAATGTTAGTGAATTTTTGAATGATATTCAAGAAGGTCTTTCTTTGATTGGTGTTGTTGGGTCTGGTGGTGTTGGGGGATTCATTGAAAATATTACTGGCAGTATTACCTCAGCACTTACTTTTGAAAATATTTCTCTTGATATTTTTGGATGCGATTTAAAACCAAATTGTCCTGTTTGTGATTATTATACCTTACAGAATGGGGGTGGGGCAGCAGAAGAAGCACAGCAACCAAGATTTAGTAATGTAGATAGAGCAGTACAAAATCCTGCTCCAGTAAGACCAACAGCACAAGTTCCATTTGCAACTCCAAGAAAGGATACTGCAGATCTTGATCCTCGTGTGGATGCAAGTTCTCCAGAACAAATTCAGCAAAGAGTTTCTAACATTGCATAATAAATACTCTTATTATGACTAAGAATAGAAATATAAAATTCTAGTATGGCATTTAATTTGTTTGGACCACCAACAAAAGATGATATTCGTGTAGGATATATTGATCCAAATCTTGGATTGGTTGAAGGTGCTACTATATGTCAGGCAAATGAATATGCTATTAAAAATCCGGGAACGACATTTATTTTTAGAAATGGTAATAATACCATTCAGTATTTGAATATTAATGAAGTTAATAATTTGGATCCAAATATTTTAACTTCTACTGATGATTGTGGAGGAATTAATCAAAAGAAAGAATGTGGTCCTCCTATAATTCAATTTTTTGGTGGAGGTGGAATAGGTGCATCAGGAAATCCAATCATAGGTCGTGATGGAGCACTACTCGCAGTTGATGTTGTTCGTGGTGGAAACGGATATCAATATCCACCAATAGTTGCAGCAAAAGATAATTGCAACTATGGAACAGGAACTAAATTAACTGCTGTTCTTGGAGAGGTTACTGAAACAATTGAAACTTATGAGAATGAAGCAGACTTTGAAGATTATGAAATTTGTGAACCTACTGAGGTTGGATATGGTAGAAGATATGGACCTAACGGTGAAGATTTAGGTCCTTGGGAACCAAGATTATATACTGATCCTGGACAAGATCCAATTCGTAAAGAAGTTGAAGAATTTCAAGAAACTGTAAGAAGACTAGCAAGAACACCTTTTTGGTCAACAAGGACTGCAAAACCAACTAAGATTAGTTCTAGCGACACTAGAATTATTCCATCAAAATATGATGTAACTTTTCCTGATTGGAATGAGTTCATGAACTCTCATGCAATCTCACCAGTTTCTTCCTCAAATGTAAGAGGTAGTGATTTTGCTGGAAGATTATTTACCTTTGAATGGACAGAAGATTTTCCTACAGATGGTGATTATATTTTTAGAGGATTGTGTGATAACAATGCACAATTATATGTTGATAATTTAAAAGTTTTTGATCTTGGAAATTTTTCTGGTGGAGTAACCCCCATTAAGAAAACTATTAAAAAGGGACTTCATAACATTCGTGTTGATTTATTAAATATTCCCCTCAATGAAGTTGCCACTATACGAACAAGAAAAGTATTCAATACAGTTGATTTTATTGGTAGAGCAAATAGAACACTCTGGAGAGGAAAACCATATAGATGGAAGGGAACGGATACATTTAATTCTTTGATGAATAAG